GCTCTAAGCCGTTAGCGGTAAATCTTGCGTATTCATCATCTGCTACTGAAGCGCTGTCGATCTTTACAGCATTCGTGTTTGAGATCCCAAAGGTCAGCGAGGCTTGCGCCCCGATGTCACTAAGAACCTCTGATGTTGAACGACTTTCAAGGCCGTCAGCTGTAAATCTAGCATATTCGTCGTCAGCAACGTCTGCGCTGTCAATTTTAACAGCGTTTGTGTTTGCTATGCCGAAGGTAAGTGAAGCTTGTCCTCCGATATCCGACAGGACTTCTGATGCCGATCTTCCCTCTACTTGTGTGCCATCTATTCTTAAGAAATCATTATCAACAAGCGTGTTATTTGCTTGGATGACATTATTATTGCTAATACCTACGTCCTTTGTAGCAGCAGTGCCAAGTCCTAATTCTGAAGTGGTGACATCTCCCGACACCAAATAAACTTTACCGTTTTCAGCGGTAATTCGATTACCTATACCTGTTCCGATAAAGTTAGCTCCACCAGATATACCAGCCGCTCCTGTGACAGTTAATCCATTAAATGTCGGAGAATCGTTAGCACTCAACCCTATGTCGCTTTTAACTTCAGAGGTAGAGCGACTTTCTAATCCAGCAGAGGTAAACCTAGCATATTCGTCATCAGCTACTGATGCGCTATCTATCTTAACAGCATTAGTATTTGAAATACCAAATGTTAATGATGCCTGTCCTCCGATGTCGGAGAGAACCTCCGAAGCGGATCTTCCTTCCACTTGCGTTCCGTCTATTCTAAGGAAATCATTATCTACAAGTGTGTTGTTCGCCTGAATAACGTTAGTATTACTGATTCCTACATTCAACGGAGCGGCTGCACCAGTGGCGCTACTTAAAACGAACCGTCCATCTAGATCTGTAGTAACAGTGGATGCATCATTTCTGCTTAGTGTCAAAACACCATCGCTTGTATTAAATAACGCTCCAGTAACAAAGGTGTTTGTATCAGGGATAACAGTGCTATCAACATAAGATTTGATAGCTTTTGCTGAAGCTAGAGTATCATCACTTGAGCTTACACTACTAAGATCTGTATCTAAGACCCCAGCTTTTAAATTATCTACCTCTAGATTACTAACTGTTACGTAATCTGCGTCAACTGCGCTTAAGTTAGCTAATAGTCCTGTTGAACCAGTTGCTACCGCTCCAATATCACTAACTACTTCAGAAGTAGAACGGCTCTCTAACCCAGCAGAAGTAAACCGTGCATATTCGTCATCAGCTACCGAAGCGCTGTCAATCTTTACTGCATTTGTATTTGATATGCCGAAGGTGAGGGACGCTTGCGCCCCAATGTCCGAAAGAACTTCAGAGGCAGATCTTCCCTCCACTTGAGTGCCGTCTATTCTCAAGAAGTCGTTGTCTATTACCGAGCTATTCGCTTGTAAAAGATTTGTATTGCTAATTCCCACGTTCAATGGAGCGGCTGCACCAGTAGCGCTACTTAAAACAAAACGTCCATCTAGATCTGTAGTAACAGTTGCTGCATCATTTCTGCTTAGTGTTAACACGCCATCACTGGTGTTAAAGGATGCTCCTGTAATAAAAGTATTTGTGTCAGTATCGGTAATATCACCCGACACCAGATAGACTTTACCGTTTTCGGCTGTGATCCTATTGCCTACCCCTGTTCCAATAAAATTAGCCCCACCCGATATACCAGCTGCGCCCGTGACAGTTAACCCGTTGAAAGTCGGAGAGTCATCACTACTTAAGCCTATATCACTTTTGACCTCAGAAGTGGAACGACTCTCAAGACCAGCAGAAGTAAATCTTGCATATTCATCATCTGCAACACTTGCACTATCAATCTTAACAGCGTTTGTATTTGAGATTCCGAAAGTTAAAGACGCTTGTCCTCCGATGTCGGATAGAACTTCGCTTGCAGATCTTCCTTCTACTTGAGTGCCGTCTATGCGGAGAAAATCATTATCTACAATTGTGCTGTTAGCCTGTAAGACATTAGTATTACTAATACCAACATTCAACGGAGCAGCTGCACCCGTTGCGCTACTTAAAATAAAACGCCCGTCTAGATCGGCTGTAACAGTGGATGCATCGTTGCGACTTAATGTAATAACACCATCACTTGTGTTAAAAGACGCACCAGTAACAAAAGTATTTGTATCAGTATCGGTGATGTCTCCAGAGACTAGATAGACTTTACCATTTTCTGCGGTTATCCTATTACCCACCCCTGTTCCGATAAAGTTGGCTCCCCCCGATATACCAGCTGCACCCGTGACAGTTAGTCCATTGAAGGTTGGGGAATCAGAACTACTAAGCCCTATGTCACTTTTTATTTCAGAAGTAGAACGGCTTTCCAGTCCAGCAGAGGTAAATCTAGCGTATTCGTCATCAGCGACACTCGCGCTGTCGATTTTAACAGCATTAGTGTTTGATATACCAAAGGTTAAGGAAGCTTGCGCTCCGATATCGCTAAGAACCTCAGATGCAGAACGTCCCTCAATCTGAGTTCCATCGACTCTTAGGAAATCATCATCTGTAATAGTGCTGTTGGCTTGCAGAACATTAGTATTGCTTATTCCTACATCTTTTGTGGCAGCAGTTCCAAGACCCAACTCGGAGGTTGTTACATCTCCCGATATTAAATATCCTGTTCCATTGAGGGTAATGCGATCACCCACACCTGTTCCTTTGACGCTCCCTGTTACTGTGAGGGTTGATGTCCCAGTTATATCTAAACTATTAAAAGTTGGTGAGTCACCAGAGGCGACACCCTGATTCATGGCATCAGCAAAAGCGTTATCAGTAAACCTTCCGTCTAGATCCACGGTCACGGTCGCCGCATCGTTTCGACTTAAGGTTAATACTCCATTACTTGTTCCAAATGACCCTCCAGTAACAAAGGTATTTGTATCGGTGTCGTTAATATCCCCCGATACCAGATAAGGTTTGCCGTCTGAGGCTGTAATGCGTTGTCCCACCCCTGTTCCTAAGAAGTTAGCCGAACCAGATATTGACCCCCTTACGTCAAGTTTTGTAAGAGGGGAGTTAGTTCCAATTCCTAAATTTCCTTCTACTATTAATCCATTAGAGGGTGCAGCGCTAGACTGATAAGAGCTTCCTATATTAGCGTTTCCATATACTCCAAGCTTGTTAGTGGCGGCATAATAACCAATTCCTAAATTGCCTTCAATGGCTAGTCCATTAGAAATAGGAGTCTGTCCTAAGAAAGAATTTCCAATTATACCACCCGTTGCGAAGGTCGCCCCCTGCACATGAAGGTCATATTTAGCATTTGGCGCGGTCCCTATCCCTACTTGATCTTGGAATAATCCTGTTGTTCCAGAGATATGCGGTCCAGTAGAGGTAATGGAGGTAGTTGTTGTGCTACCACGATTTGTAACCGCCTGAAGAGTGTCTGTTTCTGATGTAGAAACTGCGTTCCCATTTATGAAAAGCCCACTTGTCGATTCAACATAAACTCCATTTTCAAAATGCATACTTAATGCATTAGCTCCTGTGGAAAGAGCTTCAGTTGAAGAGGCATCCGAAAAAACAAATGCACCACTATGTCCATTTTGGACTTTAGAATAATTACCAGCAACTAAAGCGTTGTCTGCTATTTGAATTTCATTGTGATTTCCAGCGAGAATAGCTGAAGACTCACCTGATAATCTGTTTTGTAATCCTCCTGCTACAAAACTGTATCTTCCTGAAAGAGTATTATTTCTTCCTCCTCCTATCACGCTATAAACTGACGCTTCATCTAACTTATTACCATATCCACCCACAATCACCCCGCCATCTGATCCGCTTAATATATGATTGCGAGCACCACCGCCAACAAACCCAAAGTTTGAATCGGTAATTATTCCTGAATAACCTCCTGCGATGGCAGAGACTAAACCTCCAGACTCAATTAAATTGTTGAACCCTCCCCCAATAAATGCAGCCTTAGTAGAATAAATATCATTATTATATCCTCCCACACTAGAAGAGTAATTAGATCCAGTTATACAGTGTCCTGATCCCCCACCGATGAAACCAAAATCACCTCCATCAATGTCATTGATAGCTCCACCCCCAATAAAATCAAAATCACCAGAAATCACATGTCCACTTCCCGCTATAATAACAGAGCCAGTAGAATACACATTAGAGTCGGTGGCTGATATTACCGCCTTATCATAAGCGACCTCAAATGGAGCGTTGCTAGTAGGTGTAGTTTTTCCGAAAACTATTTTCGGCAAATCAGCGTAGCTTTGCTCACCAGCCTTTGTATTAAAAACTAATTTTTCACTACCAGCATTCTGCATCCTAAATGCCGCTTCACGGGCAGCACTTAATTCAGCTTTTATACCATCTGCTCCAGCAGAATCTTTGATTGTTAATGACCCCTGATCATTACTGTCAACTTCAGCCACGTATTTTGCTGCATCTCCAGCAGCATTATAAAGTTTAGAGAAACCTCTTTTGTTTCCATCGCTACCTTCTTCAGTGCTTAAAGTTCCATCTGAAGCCTTAGTTGATATAATACCTCCATTAGCATCTGCCGCTAATTTAGACTGAACCGTGTCACCAGCTGCATTATAGGATTCGACTGCACCTCTGCTGCTTTCATTGGACAATTTTACGCTTACGGCTCCGTCTGTGGAATTAACCTTGATCTCGCCATCAGCATTAGCAGTCCCTTTAACTTCGACTATGGCATTAGAAGTATCGCCATGATCGTAAACATCTAAGCATTTGTCATCAGAACTTTGGCTAATAATACTTACTGGAGAAGTAGGGGAATCTGTATTGATACCCACCCTATCAGTAGAGCGGTCAACATATAAAGTGTCAGTATTGACATAGAAATCACCATCATCTGTTATCTTTGCTCTTTCTGTTCCCGATGTATACCAAACAATTGTGTCATCAGAAGGGAAACCAAAATAAGTATTAGTGTCCCCTTGGTGTTGAATATAGCTATTTATTTGGATGACACTACTGCCACCCATTATAAGGTTTGTGGTAGCGGTGTTACCCTCTGTAAGAGTTTGCTCTATTGTGCAACATGATGAAGATCCACCTCCACCTTCTCCTGAAATCAGGTAAATGTTACCGAACATGTCGGTCATTCTACCGCTCACACCAGAACCAGAAAAACTGTTAGCGAATATAGTCCCACCCGATGCTCCGTCATCAACATTTAAATCGTTACCTAAAGCGTAGAAAGCTTCTTTCCCCTGAGGGATGCTAGCCAGTCGGAAATTTTCTCCTCCAATTAAAAAATCTTGTGTATCTATTCCAACTTTGCTAGCTGTCCTAAGTTTTATAAATAAATCTTTATCGAGGTCGATATGGGACTGATTGTAATTACCAAAATCATTAGCATATAATCTTATATGTTGGCCTTGCGTTTGATCCAACGGAAAGGTGCCAAGAAAATTACCTTGATCTAAAATATCTAAATTGCTTCCCGTATTTGAAGCATAAACACCTACTGTATCATATAACGTAGTGCCAGGGACTTGATCAAAGAAAAGTTGTAAATCAATATAACCAGATACCCCACTGTGGTTTAATTGCTGTTGACTAAAACCTCTTTGGGCAGCTTGTGCATCAGCTAGAGAACCAATAGATCCTGTGTTTAAAGTTTGGTTACCTGTAGATTCGTTGAGTTGAAGTCCTCCTGATGTTGTCGCATAGACTTTTTCTATACTTAAAGTGTTACCATAAAGAAGAAAGTCTGAAATATGACTATTGCCATCTGTATTTAAAACCTCAGTCCTTATCCCGAAGTTTCTAGTGTAGCTACCAAATACGCCTATATTATCAGTTTTGCTAAAAGTAAAAGCGGGAGAAGTAGAAATTCTATAATTAGAGGAAACAACATTTCCTTCTATATCTAATATACTAGTTTTTATACTCTCAATAAAATTATCAGCTTCTACGGCAGCGGCGTTCGTTAATATTCTTCCCTCTCTGCCGACAACAGAATTGATAAGAGTTACATTGCTAGCAGTATATACTCCACTTCCCGTAGGGATTTCATTAAGATTCCCACTATTGATTGGGAAATTTATTTGGAACTCATTAATATCCTTAGTCTTAAATGGCCCCTCGTAAAAACCACTTGTAGAAAAATCGCCAACTGTTGATCCTATACCTACTTTACCAGTTACAGATGATCCAACAACTCCTTCTTTTTTGTATTCGGCGTAAAGTGCTCCGCTGAAATCAGTGTTTTTGGGTAGGCTATAAAAATTATTTAAATCATTTGTCCCTATCCCCAAGAAACCTGTTGCTTCAGCCCTGATGTCTCCCATAGGAGTATTTCCCCCCAGCACAGTTCCTGTCGAATTATAAAAATATGTAGGGCTTACAAAGTTACCTGTTAGTGTTTCAGGCATCGCTTGGCCCGAAGCCACTACATTTAAGAATCTTACTGAGTCCCATCCACTGGCTACTGCTGTGGACCTCCATCTACCCCCCACTCCCGTTGCTGCTAACGCATTTGTGTAAGCTTTTCTAAAAACCGCAGATGCTCCATCATGAGCAGCCACTGATAATACATTGTAACCTGTGTCCGACATCTTTATAAAATTTGAATTTGATCAACAAATGATTTGCTAAATGTTAAAAGGTCATCATAAACAACAAATATTCCTGAAGAATCGTAGTCCGAATCAAAATAAGCATTAGCTCCGTCTGCCTTAGCGTTGTTACCTAGCGCGTTTACTCTATAATTAAATACCCCCACTTGAGCTAAATCACTAAACTGGTGTCCTGTAGTTGTTACACTTGTAGATTCTGTTATGCCATTTGGGTGAACTAACTCAACGCCATACCCACTACTATTGGCAACAGCACTCCAATTGCCCGTTATTGAAAAAGTATCAGTCGTAGCATCTGGCACTCCTGAGATTACGCTATTTATTACAGGAGCATCTAGAGGACAGTATACAATTTTATTTATAGTTTGGCATTTTTGATAACTAAAAGTGTCAGCTTCATTTTCTATGCTTATATTATCTTCTATTAGCTCAAATTTACCTGTTTCATATTTAGTAGCTGTAACTAAATATTCATTAGTTCTTTCTCCTTTCATGGAGACTACTTTATAAATAAAAGGGCTAGCGTCTTTTATTTCCAATTTAGTAGAGCTGCCTAGTTTGATAAATGGCAACACTTCAGGTCTATCGAAACCAGAGAGAACACTACCATAGTTATTATAACCTGCGCCTGTTAATTGATCTTCATTTGCTAAAATAGTGGTTACGTTTAAGACTGTTAATTGTTCTGGTTTTAATCCCTCTAATTCAGAGGTTAAAACCCCATGCGTAGGTCTAGAACCAGCACCAATGTAAGCCTCAGAATCAAATCCCTCAAAGGAATGGAGAGTTCCGCGCCTATTTTCTGCCGTAAAGTCAAACTCTGCTATTTTCCCCGTTCCCATCGCAGCTAAGGTCTGGTCTCCTGTGGATTCCGATATAAAATCTCCCGAAAATAAATTTAAAGCTTGTGTCCCTGACGCGAAAACCCAACCAGTTACCCCCGTTTCGAAATAAAGCATGGTGCCGCTACTAGGAATACCTGTGTATAAAGCATATTGCTTGTAACGTGGGTCTAACGGCTGCGTAGCTCCTGTGTAACCATCTGTGTATCCTGAAAAATTATATACTCCTGTATACCTAGCCCAAGCAACATCTATGTTTTCCCCAGTTACTGTAAATTCTTGATAACGTTGCCTCTTAAGTGTAGCAAATCCAGTCTCTATTTCATCAAAACCATCTGCCCCTGTTGGGTTCATGACTGTCAAAACAGGATTCATTTCAGAGGAAGAATAAGTATTGCTCACTCGGATTATCTCTTTCTCTAAATCAACATCTAAAACTTTGCCGAAGTTGGCTTTATTTGTTTTTAAGTCATCTTCAATAAATACCAAATCTCCAGGCTGACACAAAAGAGTTTCTAAACCCGCAGTGAAGGCTACTTGTTGGTTTTCTTTTATTTTAGAAAAAATTTGATGTTGCGCTACTCTTCGCGCCATAGCTCTAGAAGTTATACCCACACCTTCTATTCTTTTCTTAAAAATACCCTTTTCCTTGATGCTGTCTTCGTCTTCTACGACTTCTATTTTAGGAGAGAAATTATCAAATCGGTCCTTAAAACCCACTTCAATAACATTAAACTGTTCATCTCTTCTGTTATTTGAATAGAAAAATAAACCATCTTTAACATTTTCGTTGGTAAAGATGTTGACAGGTTCTCGCGGTCTATCGTCTACAAAATTTATACTAGAGTTGCTAAAGAAAACTCTCCCCCTGAAAATAGCCGCGATGGTATTGATGGCATCAAATATTTTTTGCCCTTGTTCAAAAACAATATTACATGAAAAACGAGGCTCTTTTCCTCCTCTACCATCTGTAACCCCCTCGAAATATCCGTCATCATCTACTGCATCACAAAATCTTCCTATCCTATATAACTCCCATATATTAATTTCATTTATATTAATATGAGAACCCATCCCGTAACGTTGATTAGTTAACAAGTCATATAAAATCCAAGCTGGATTATCTGTCCATTCTGGCTGTTCCTTCAAACTTCCATCCCAATCACCTTTATATACTTGCCTATCTTTTTTATCTGTATTATCGAAAGCAGCTTGACTATTATAATATCTTTTATCTAGTTTAGTTTTGCTTATGGGGAAATAGTTACTAGGAACCTTTACTTTTTTTAATTTACAGTCGAAACTACGTCTTGGAATACTTGTAAAAGATCTAGAGTCTAGCCGTGTTCCTACGATAGCGGAAAAGGGGTAAGGTAATGAGACATCAATAATTTCAGTTACTTTACCAAGCTGAACTACTTTATTTATTAGAACAGAATTTGTTTCGTATGATAATTTTGTGATTTTAACGTAGCGCTTTTCAGTGCTATCTTGGTCAATAGTCCCCGCCTCTATTCCTTGTTCTCCGTTAGCGCTTAATATAACTTGCTTATTGTTAATAGTGGGAGGTAATTCAAAACCTGCATTTATATTTGGATCTCCTCCGTCTAGGTTCACAATAAATTCTCTAGTCGAATCTCCTCTATAATCAGGGTTTCCAATGTCTATGATTGTATTACCCTCGATAAGAGCGACTATTCTATAAGTGTAGGTTTTGTAAGGAGTCTGCAAACCCTCAGATCCATCTGAATTTAAACCAAGAGTTCCTGTTTCTACTTTTATATTCAAAACAGCTGGGAATTTAGATGCTATATCTAGGGGATCATCAGCCGCTTCAGGTTTATGTTTGTAAGTTAAAGTGTCATTTAAAGCACTTATGTTTAAACTAACAAATGCTCTTGTAACGTTTGGATTGTAAACAGTATGAACAACAGGGACTGCATCTTCGTCCCAATTCGCAAGAGACCTATTAGCCCAGTTTGAATAATTTAATAGATCGTCAGCATTATCGACTCTTTGATCGTCACTACCTTCCTTCAGAGGTAATCCATTTACATCTACTTGAAGATTGTAATTGTCTGCCCCTTCTAGTAAAACAGCGGGTCTATTTAACATCTCTGCATTCATAGATAACCTTTGAGGAGCATACTGGTATGAGCCTTTAACTTCTGGTCTGCTGTGATTCTGCCCAACAATCAACTGAGATTGCTTACTAGCATTGAATGGTCCGAACAGCTCTCTGTTGTAAAGATGATCTATAAATACAGTTCTAAAATAATTTAGAGGTTCTTGGTATTCACTACCATTTCTAAATTCAGCGAGAATATTTGAAAAATTAAATTTTAAATCAGTAAGTCCATGTTTCCCTAAAAACCTCGCAGGTAATTGACTTTTAGCATATTTAAAAGATTGTAGATCTTTTAATAAGGTATAAACTTCCTGTGTAACGCAATAGGTTTTCCCTATTATACCGTCTTGGTATCTATCTAAATTGTTTGAATTTTCTACACGACGACGCAACAAGTCGTTCATCTCCCTAGCCGCCTCAAGCACAGAAATTTTTTGTGTCTCAATGGAAAGAGGAACTTTTATTAAAACAAACCCCTTCATTTCCCCCGTTAAGTTGCCGCTTGTATCAATTGTAGGACAAGTAACATCAAAAAATTCGACACCTTCCTCCTCTAATAAATTCTTTAAAGCCCATTCGTTACTAGTGCCGAATGGTCGGGTCATCATATTTTCTAATTCTATTACTCCATCTTTCTCTCCCGCCGAAAGATTTAAGGTAGTTAGTTCGTCACTGTCCTCCTCGTTGACTTTTACAATTGTATATAGACAAGGCTCTTCATATGCTATCCCCTCATACAAGCTAAGAATATGGTTTTTGAGTAGATCAACCGATCCCCCTCCTCTCCAGCCTAAAGCAGATAAAGCTTTTTCAGCTAATGTTCTCTGTAAGGAGTTAGCATTTTCTTCAGATTCTTGGTTATCTAAAAAGAGCTGATAAATTGCGTCTATTTCTGTCGTTACAAATTCTTGTAGTCGCGTTAGAGCATCGTCAAAAAAATACCCATATTCCCAATCCCAGTCGCTTTGCCGCTGCCGTGGGTTAGTTACGTCAGTCTCTGAGTCCCACCCCATTATATTTGTAAATGGGCAGCACATAAAATTTGCCGAGCTAAATGTGCTGTCGTCTAACCAAAAAACATCTTTATGATTTATTAAACCATAAGTTCCTACGTTTCTCCCTTCTGTTGAATTGGTAAACTCATATCTGGAGTCCGCTAACGGACCTGCTTGATAAAGGGCGTTTTCATCACTTGTCCCGTATACCGTATTTCTTTCGCCATTTAAAAACCAAGGGAAAGTTTCTTCGGGAGAAATTCTATTTTTAATAAAAGCTCTTAAATAAAAATCATGCTGACGCGCCCAGCCTCCAACTGAAAAATTAGAATTGTGACCACCTGTTGACCAGAACCTATACCATTTTACAAAAAAGAGTGGGCAATCAGCCCAAGCATCACCTTCAAAAGCGTTGAGTCCCTTGTTAAGATTATTACCAACGGTTCTTGGTAAACCGCTAACCCTAGCTGAACTAGATCTTAGATTAGCATTAGAAAGTTCTTCGAAGAATTTTTGACAATTTTTTGTGGCAGTATTATTTCCGTTAGCTAGTTCGCAGTTCAAAACCTCTAAGGCTTCAATTTCTACATCGCTTATCGAGAGGTCAGTTGGGTTATTAGAAACAGCCACTGGAGTATCGTCTAAGTAAATTCCTTGCAATATTCTCAACCCCTCCAAAACTCTACCTTCTCTATCGACTATGCCTTCAATGGGACCGTCAGATATTAAATCAATAGTTTCAGCGAAGCTATGAGAAGCCCCATATTGGAGATCTCCCAATTCAGGAGGTTTATAAACAGGAGGTTTAGGTTCATTCCCTCCACCTGCTCCAGCGATAGCTCTCTTTTTTAAGATATGATTCATTTAAAGCGCGTAGTTAGCTCCTCCATCACCCCCATTACCGTCTGCGAACTCCGTGCGGCTTTCTGTATCTGTATTCACGGTAGCTGTATTGTTTATTTCTATACCATCTGTTAATAAATACTGGGGATCTGCATATTGCGGATAAGACTTGATAGTAGCCTGTATTACTTGTGTTCCTACTAATAACCTGCCATATCCCACAGGCACGGGTGCTCCCTGACTGGCTAGGTTTACCCTATTACTAAAGACGAGAGATTGTGTGTTACCTCTAGCCTCTACCTCTAAAGCCTCTACTTCAGGTTTGGGCGTAAGAGCATAAGTTATACCCGCGAATATAACTGCTAATAATATTTTTTGTATAATAGCTGCGGCAGGACCACTACCTGCAATTACAGGAACCAAATCAATATTTTTGGGCTTACGGAAAGCTTCCATTTCTTCCCCCTTTGTTATTGATTTTTTATCAATAATAATATCGTAATGAAAACCTTCTTTCTGTAAATTAATAATTCTTCTTATGAATCCAGTTCGATTGCAATCAATAGCTTGCAATACATCTTTTGGGTTGTTTATATTAAGAATAAAGGAATCTCCGTATTCCCTTGCTAAAATCCCATGTATCCTTACAGATGTCATCTTGCAGCCTTTATCCTTTCTAGTTTATTTACATCTCCTTCTATACTTTTGGGCGTATTTC